ACTCCTAATACTCTTTCACAACAATATGGTTTTGACACCACAACCTTCATTACCATTGAAGGATTGGCAACAAACTTTGAGACTTTTGAAAATCTTGGTGTAGGTGGTACTAACCCAGGTTATGTGAAGATTGGTGATGAGATTATTTCTTATACTGGTGTCAATGGAAGAACTCTGACTGGTGTTACAAGAGGTATTGATAATACAACCATCTCAACACACTCTTCTGGTGAACTTGTCTACAAGTATGAGTTGAATGGTGTGTCTCTCAGAAGAATCAACACTTCACATCTACTTGCAAATGTGGATTCTACTGAATTGGATGAAGCACCTATTGGACTTGACTACTATTATGTCAAGGTTCAGATGAATACAAATGGTACAAATAGAGCACCATCAAATGCTGAAGGATTCCCACCACTTTACTTCAATGAAAACAAACTTGCAGGTGGACCATTGGTCAAGGGTACTTACAACTTACCATATAATTTGATTACACCTAAGATTACTACTATAACACCACAAGGTACAAATCTTATTGCACAAGCAAGAACAATTTCTGCTTCAAGTGTATCTGGCAATCAGCCCTCATATCTCGACAAGGGATATAAACAAGTTACAATCTTTGATAAGAACTATTTTGATGGTCAAAGAATGATTGCTTCAGCTCAAAACGAAGGTATCCAGTTGAATGGCGACACTTTTGCTGGTAATAAGTCATTTGAGATGCAATTTACTTTATTGACAGGAAACTCTAGAATCAGTCCTGTCATTGACCTGGATAATGCATCTGTTGTTTATACAATGAACAGAGTTAATCGTCCCGTCACAGATTATGTGGCTGACTTTAGAGTTAATGGAACTGAAGATGATCCTAACAGATTCACCTATGTATCTAAGAATGTAACTCTTGAGAATCCAGCAACATCATTACAAGTTCTCCTTGATGGTTATGTATCAAACTTCTGTGACCTTAGAGTGTTCTATGCAGTTGATCAAGATGTACCACTAGAGGATACAATCTTTGTTCCTTTCCCTGGTTACAAAAACATTGATATCAACGGTTCTATTCTTGATATTTCATCAAATAATGGTACTCCCGATAAGAAAGTTCCTAAGGTTGACGCTTATGTCCCAGAACCAACTCAAGATCAATATAAAGAGTACAAATTTACTATTGATGAAGTAAAACCATTCAAGTCATTTAGAATTAAGATTATCGGTACTTCGACAGATCAGTCTAATGTACCAATGATCAGAAACCTGAGAGTACTTTCATTCGCATAATATGGACAATATGATTCCTGTTGATGGAATGGATGGCTACTATAGAGACATCCATTCTGGTGCCATTGTAAATACAAACAACATTGATTATGAAACATATGTGAGGAACCGACAGAAATTGAGTGAGGATAAAAAAAAATTTGATTCTCTTCAGTCTGAGGTAATTAATTTAAAAAGTGACGTGACAGATATTAAGAATATGCTTAATTCTATCACTGATTTATTAAATAAATAGACATATAAGTAGGTCTCATTATAGATGGCACAGCCTAGTACTAGACAAGAACTGATTGATTATTGTTTAAGACAATTGGGTGCTCCAGTCTTGGAGATCAATGTTGCAGATGAACAGATTGAAGACCTTGTAGATGATGCCATTCAGTATTTCCAGGAGAGACACTTTGATGGTGTCACCCAGGTTTATTTGAAGTATGAAATTACTGAGGAAGATATTAAAAGAGGTAGAGCAAGACCACCTGGTGCACCTCAGGATGAAAATGGAACAACTGGTATCACTTCAATAACAGCATCTGCTAATGTTGCTGGTACTACAACTAATTTCACTTATTATCAGAACAGCAATTACATTCAGATTCCTCCATCAATCATTGGTGTCAATAAGATCTACCAATATCCTGATGGAATGGGTACGGGTATATTCAATGTAAGATACCAGTATATGTTGAATGATTTTATCGGATTGAATGGTTGGGGTGCTGGTGGTTTTGATTTGTTGTCATACTCAATGACAATGTCATACCTTGAGACAATTAACTTTATTCTAAACACACATAAACAGATTCGTTTTAATCAAAGAACTGATCGATTGTATATTGATGTTGACTGGAGTGATCTAACTGCTGGTGAGTTTTTAATTCTTGATTGTTGGGCAATGAATGATCCCAATGATTATGCAAGAATCTACAATGATTCATTTATCAAACCATATCTAACAGCACTGATCAAGAGACAGTGGGGACAAAACTTAATTAAGTTCCAGGGTGTTAAACTTCCTGGTGGTATTGAGTTCAATGGCAGACAACTATACGATGATGCACAAGCAGAATTAGACAGGATTCAGGAAAGAATGATGAGTACATATGAGTTACCACCTCTTGACATGATTGGGTGATGACATATGTTAAATCCCTTTTTTCTTAACGGTACAAGATCTGAACAAAACCTTATCCAGAGTCTTGTCAACGAACAGTTACAGATGTATGGTGTGGAGGTGTATTATCTTCCAAGAACATATGCCACGACTAACACAGTTATTCGTGAAGTCATTGAGTCTGAATTCAAGAATGCATATCCTTTAGAAGCATATATCGATAATTACGAAGGATATACTGGTCAGGGTACCATCCTATCAAAATTTGGTATTGAAAATAGAGATGATCTTCAATTGATTATCTCAAAAGAGAGATTTGAGAACTATATTGCACCATTGACTGAAGGTCTTCCAAACATGGAATTGACCTCTAGACCAAAAGAAGGTGATTTGATTTATTTTCCATTGGGAGATAGATTATTTGAGATTAAATTTGTTGAACATGAACAACCATTCTATCAACTCAAGAAGACATATGTCTATGAATTGAGATGTGAACTCTTCAGATATGAAGACGAAGTTATTGATACTGGTGTCGATACTATTGATGATGAGATTGCACAAATTGGTTATATTCAGACACTGAATCTTATTGGAGCAGGTACTTCTGCTACGGCAACTGCCCAATGGTGTCCATCTGGAGCAGTTAATCGGATTTTCCTTTCCAATATGGGAAGAGGTTATACTGCCAATCCTGTGGTTGGTTTCTCATCTGCACCTTCTGGAGGAACCACTGCAACAGGTATTGCTTCCGTATCTTATGAATACCCTGCATGTGATGGAAAGTCAGGAAGGGTTCCTGCAATATACCTAACAAATGCTGGTTGTGGTTATACAGTTGCACCTTGGATTAATGTCACTGGTGGTGGAGGTGCTGGTTTTGCAGCAACAGTAGGAATCTCTACTAATGGTTCTATTCAAAGTATAACAGTCACTGATGGAGGTTCAGGATATGTAACTGCACCAACTGTTTCTATTGGTAGAACTGCAGGAACTTATCCACTGTTTAGTTCTAATAGATACTCATTTGACTCAAATACAAATACATTTGATTCCAAATATCCATCACCAAATAGGTCTGCTGTGGGTGTGGCTACCATCAGTGCTTCTGGTATTGTTACTGCGATTTATATACTTGATGGTGGTGAGGGATATGATACCACACCTATAGTTACAATCACTCCTCCAATATCAGCAGACTCAAGTGTATCACTTGGAGGAACATTTACATTCAACGAAATTGTAACTGGTTCTATCTCTGGATCAACAGCAAGAGTCAAAGAATGGAATGGTGTAACAGATGTTATGGAAGTTGGAATTATTGACGGTAGTTTCGTTTATGGAGAGTATCTAACTGGTTCTGAGTCGGGTGCAAAATATGTTGTTGGTAGTGTAAATACTGATGATTTAGTCACACCTTATGCTGATAATGACACAATTGAGTCTGAAGCAGATGTAATTATAGACTTCTCATCAAGTAATCCGTTTGGTATGCCATAAATAAAGGTATAGTGCTACAAAATAATGTTTGAGTATTTTTATAACGAGATCTTTAGATCCGTAATTATTGGATTTGGTTCGCTTTTTAATGGAATTCAAATCAAACACAAAGATGATACTGATGATGTGGTCAGTATGATCAAAGTTCCTCTTGCATATGGACCTACTCAAAAATTTCTTGCAAGATTAAAACAAAATCCTGATTTGAATCATCCAACTCAGATGACTCTTCCTAGGATGTCTTTTGAGTTTACTAATTTACAATACGATCCCTCCAGAAAATCTACTCAAACACAGCAGATGGTTTTGGCATCTGCAGATGGATCAGAAGAAAGAAAGTCATATCTTCCAGTTCCTTATAATATGACAATAACTCTTTCAGTTTACACAAAACTGAATGATGATATGTTACAAATTGTAGAACAAATTGTTCCATACTTTCAACCTGGTTATACCCTTCCTATTAAGTTTTTAGGTAACTTCAATGAAGTTATGAATGTTCCCGTTGTACTTGATAACATTGATATGTCAGATGAGTATGAAGGAAATTTCGATACAAGAAGAGCTTTAATTTATACTTTTACATTTACAGCAAAAACTTATGTCTTCGGTCCTCTTAAGGATGTATCTGGAGACATCATCAAAAAGGTCACTATTGGTTATGTTGCTGGTTCGAAGTCTGGTACATACGAAAGGGATCTTACATATCAGTCAACACCTAGAGCAATTAAGGATTATGATGGTGTTGTGGCAACCCTTCTCGCAGAAAATGTTGATATGAGTGAAACCGTTATTGATGTTGATAATGGTAGTACAATTTCTGCTGGTACATACATTTACATCGATCAAGAGGAGATGTATGTTGAAAGTGTAACTGGAAACAAATTGGTAGTGAGAAGAGAACAGGATAAGACACCTCTCCAAAACCATGTTCTTGGTTCAAAAGTCTACACTATTACTCAGGCCGATAACAATATGATTGAACTTGGCGATGACTTCGGGTTTGATGGTAGTATTATTTGAGGGTAATATATGGATAAGTATGAAAAGTTAAACGAAACTTTCGATGTAGAACCTATCGAATCTAAGGTAGAAACTAAAACTGATATCGAAAAAAAGATTGCTAAATTTGAAAACTCCAAAGAAGATATACGTAAAGACTACGAATATACGAGGGGTAATTTATATTCAATCATCGAAAAAGGACAAGAAGCAATCAACGGTATCTTAGAACTTGCTCAAGAAAGTGAAATGCCTCGTGCATATGAAGTTGCAGGTCAATTGATTAAAAACGTTTCTGATGCAACAGATAAGTTGATGGATTTACAGAAAAAACTTAAAGATGTAAATGAGGAAGAGAAGAAAGGACCTACTTCCGTAACTAATAATGCACTTTTTGTTGGCAGTACAGCAGATTTACAAAAAATGCTAAAAAACGTCAACAAAGAACTAAATAGTTAAAAAAGAGAAATGGCTGCCACTCCTACAATTAATATTGTAATTCCCCAAGGTGCAGACTTCAGTGAAGCATTTACTTCCAAAGAGTCTGATGGCACCCTTTCAGACCTTAATGGATATACTGGTGTATCAAAGGTAAAGAAATATTCGGGGTCACCAACTGCTTATGACTTCACAGTTGGTATTAATACTGTTACCTCAGAAGTCTCTATTGCAATGACAGCAGCAGTAACTGTCGCTATTAAACCAGGAAGATATTATTATGATATTGTTCTAACATCGTCAGGTGGTAGTGTTTCAAGAATGGTGGAAGGATCTGCTATGGTGACTGCAGGAATTTCGACTTAATCAAATGCCGGTTATCAAGAAATCAGCCTCTGGTTCCAATAACGTAACTGTTAGTGGTTCTTCATCTAATGTGATAAGGAGTGCATCTTCAACTTTATCTGTCACATCATCAACAACATCTCCAAGTACGGTAACTTCAACATCAACTTCAATAGTCAACATAATGGAGAATGTAGAATTTACGGAATTGAGAAGATTGAGAGATGTAAATTTTGGGGATTTGGATTCTAGTAAGGATGGTTTTATTGTTTCATATAATGAAACAAGTGACAAACTTGAATTAATTTCAGCGGATGATTTACTTGTTGAAGCTGTTGCAGATAATGATTTACCTGATGTATTTGTAGAGCAAGTTGTAGAAGAAGCTTCTTCACTTACTGGTAGTATTGATGGTGGTTCATTTGTATGAGAACTACAAGATTACTAGAGGACACCAATTTTGGTAGTTTGGTTGGTAAGAATAAGTATGTTTTGAAGTACAATGCGACCAATAACAAATTTGAATTGGCAAATATAGATTTGAAACTTATCCAATCTGCAACAGATGATGATGTAGCAGATAGGTTCATCGAAGTTATTGAACCTTTTATTGATGTTGATGTCACAGAAGATTATGGCACGTTCTAAATAGTAAAAAATATCTCTCAAATGAATGACTTAGGAGATTTCTTCTCCCTAATTGGAGAGGAGAAGAAGAAAAATGAAGAAAAGAATAAAGAAATAATTGGAGAGGTATCCCTTGGCGACCTTTTCACAAGTCTGAGTGAAGAAAAAAAGAAGATAAAGCAAAAAAGACTAAAAGAAGAAAAAGAATTAGAAAAAATTAAAAAAGACGCCAAGATATTTGAATCTTTCTTATTTTCAGAGGCACCATCAACTCAAGAAAAAACTACAAAGGCAGTAGGTATTCTTGAAACAGAATTAAAGAATTTAAAAAATACCTCATATAAGTCAATTGATAGATTGATGAAAGGTATTTGTGCGGATTATAATATTACTCCACAACAATTACACGATGGGTTTAAACAAAAACATAATCTGATTCCCGACGAATGGATTAAACAACAAAATGAGGAAGTAGATACCACTGACTGGAAAGATAATTACAAACCTTATGAGATTGAGTCTGAAGATATAATCAAACCAGAACCACTTCAACCAACTCCAGGTTCAGAAAAATTTGAGGAAGAAGTAGAAATCTCAGAAAATATTGAGAAGTCGATGGAACTTCTGGATAAGTTGATTCCAGAGGAAGAAAGGATTAATGACTCTGAGACAGAGATGTCTAGACTCAAGAGAGAAGTAGACCAATTAAGGAAGATGGTCTATGAGACTGTCAGAACTGCTACTGCTCAAGGAGGAGGTGGTGAAGTTCGTCTTGAGTTCTTAGATGATGTTGACAGAGATGCAGCAAAAGTCAATAATAAAGTTTTGATGTATCAGTCATCCACAGGGAAGTGGATTGGTACTGATGCTGGAAGTGGTGTTGACCTTGGACCTCTTTCAGATATTGCTGCTACTGACCCAACAACAATCACAGATGGTTATTCATTGGTATTTGATTCTTCATCTGGCCAGTTTATTGCAACCTCTGGTGCCTCTGGAAACGCAACATCTATTGCAGGTTATGCTATCACAGGTACTCCCACAGACGAAAAAGTTCTTATCTTCAACGAATCTGGAAGTCAGTGGGAATACGAATCGCCATTTACTATTGTGGACTTGTCAGATGGTGTATTGGATGGGCAGCAAGACTTTGGCGCATTTGAATAAATAAACATATAGGTTTAAGAAAAAACATGGCTTCTCCAACCCTTAAATTTAAAAGAGGTGCCTTTGCAGACCTCCCAACACTTGCAGTTGGTGAACCAGGTTTTACTACAGATAAGTATCAACTGTACATCGGTTCTCCTGCAGGTAACCAATTAATTGGTTCTGGTAATTTTTGGAATGCGGAAGATACTACGAAAGGTGGTGGGATTAAATTATATGAAGCAACAAATAATGGTACAGATTTTGTTGAACTTCAGGCTCCTGCAACACTCACAGGTATTCAAACTTTCACAGTTCCTGGAACTGATGGTTCTGCCAACCAAGTTCTTTCAACTAATGGTTCTGGAGTACTTTCATTTGGAGACCTCAATGTATCAGTAATTGATATTGATGGGGCGACAGATATTGGTGCTGATATCACCGATTCTGACCTCTTCATTATTGATGATGGTGGTGGTGGTACAAATAGAAAGACTGCCGCATCAAGACTGAGAACTTATGTTCTTGGTGGTGCATCTGGTGGTACTTTTAGTGACATTACTGTTGGTTCTGCCGTTACTATTAATAGCAGTGGTATTTTTGCTCCAACAGGTGTTGTAACTGCTTCATCTTTTGTTGGCGATTTAACAGGTGACGTTACTGGTAATGCAGATACTGCTACTGCTGCAGATACTGTTGAAACAATTTCAAATTCAACTGATGCAACTCAATACCTGACCTTTGTAGCTGACAATAATGGTTCTGCTGCAGCAGAAGTAGTTAGAACTGATTC